CCTTTTTCTTTTTCTCGTCATCTCCTGGCATCGTTGAAGTGCCACCACCTCCCTTACCACCGTCTCCGCCATTTAGATTCTCGTCCTTTTTAGCTACTTCTTCAAGTGTAATACCTAGTTTTTTAGCAAGTTCCTCACGCTCATTCAATAGCCTGTTCGAAGTTGCTGTGTAACCATTAATTGCGGAAATAGTGACCTTATAGGCCATTAAATCATTTTCAAGTTTTCTGAAATCTCCGAAAGGATTAAACTTTTCACCAGCACTAAGCTTATCGCCCATTTGCTTTAAAACAAATTCCGCTTTTTTGATCACATCACCTTGTGGGATATAAAGGCTAGCATCCTTATTTCTTAACTGAACAAGAGTGCTTTGAATGTTCTTTTCACGTTCAAGATTTTGCAAGAATAGATCACCGGCCTTATCTCCTTCTTTTTTCGCTTGTTCGTATTTCTTTTGAAGAATGATTTTATTGATTAAATTCTCATTAATGCCCTTAATCGCTTCTCTCAATTCTTCACTGGTTGCTTTTTCAGCATCGAGATTTTTAAGGTAGTCAGGATATTTTTCTTGCAATTGCTTGATTAATGAAACTCTTGTTTCTTGTTTCATGTTCACGTTGTTTAATCGTGACTCAAGCACAAGCAGATCAATCCTTTCTTGTTCAAGCTTTTGGCTTAATGTTGAAGTTAGTCCGGTAGCCTGTCCGAGCCAAACCAAAAAATCATTTGCCTTTGAAACAAAAACAGAAGAAAACCAACCTGAAATTGCTTTACCAACTTTAGCAGCTACCGCAGCAGCATTTTCATTTTTCAAGTTGAATTCATTCATAATTGAATTCTGACTTTTTAGCGCATTGGTAGCTGTGTCTGCCTTTTGTTTAACAAGTTCAAGGTTTCCTCCAAACTTTGCCATTACTTCAGATGCTCCTGCTCCATCAACATCAAGTTCCTGAATTACCTTTGCTAGAGCTGTATTTGATGATCCAACTTGTTTGGATCCTTCAACCACTTTCATGAATGCGCCAAACAAATCAGTTTCAAGCAATTTTTTAAAGGGCTCAACTTTCTCTCCAGCAACTGCCGCAAATGTTTCAACATCGGTGAGCATTTTTTGAATGATTCGGGTTATTGCTGTTCCTCCGCGTTCTGAGTTGATATTCAACTCTTGCATTGAAGCTGCTAGACCTAATACTTGCCCTGTTGTCAACCCAGCCTGAATACCAAAACCACCAATTCGATTTGCATTTTCAGCTACAACCGGACCTGTTGCTGCTCCTTCAGAAGCAAGTACATTTAAAGCGTTTGCAATCTGAAGGATATCATTTGAAACGTTTGTTGTGCGGAAATCAGTAAACACATTCCTAAGTTTACCCATCTCCTCTGCCACTTGCTGCGCACCACCTGTAAATTCATCACCCAACGCGACGTTTGCAACATCAACAGCTTTGACGAAACCTGCCACATCTTCCTTTGCGATACCTAATTGACCAGCAACGATGGCCATGTTTCTTAATTCTTTTGTGGCTGTCCTTGTATCAATTTTACTTAATTGCTTGTTAAGTGCCTCGACTTCACGTGTGGTCATGCCGGTCGTTTTCTGAACATCAGCCAATTGGTCGCTCAATTCAGAAGCTCCTGAAATCATGTCCTTAATTAATTGCATCGCTTTAACGGCTGCTAAAAATGCAATTACTGCCAAATTGAACCCTTTTAATTGATCCCAAACAAGCTGCATCGACTGTCCAAATGATCCCATTCCTGTTTTCACGGCCGTCATTCTTGTATTGACTTTTTCAAGCTCACGATTCAGACGTTTAAATTCCTCCGTTCCAGGCTGCGCCATATCTCTGAGCCTGCGAAGTCTTCTTCCCTCTGCCTCAAGCTGTCTAATGGACATTTTTGTGATATCCAGCTTCTTAGTCAGTTGATCAAGTTCTCCTTCAGCTAATTTCAGTTCAGAAGCAAGCTTTTTGCCCATTTCAGAATCTTTCCCAACCCGATTGATTTCTCTACCGAGTTTCATCATTTTTCGCTCAAGCTTATCGATCTCAGCGATTCCTGATTGTCCGTTAATGTACACGTTTACCCGTGCGTCGTTGGTTGCGTCTGACATTATTTCAAGCCTTTAATTTTTACTGTTTGAAGAAGCCCTTCTGCGATTGATCCGCTGGCGACCTTTGCCATTTCTTCCGAAACTATATTGGTAAGATTTCCAATCTGCTTTTCCAATGAAGGTTTTAGCCATGGGTGAGGTTGTCGGTTAATTTCTCCTGGCGTTTTTCTCGATACTATGCCGCTACCTTCAGGATCAATGGTGTAAACTCCACCAACACCTTTTTCAATAAAAATCCCAATTCGATCAAATTTGAAGGCTGCGTAATCAATCATTCCTTGATCGCGGCCGTTCACAAATTGAAGTGAGGCAACTGTTTTATCAGTGCCTTTTTTGATGGCATTTTGCAGGGCTTGGCTTTGCAGTTGCCAAGTTTCCCTTGTCCATTCAATAACCTTCCGATTATAGCTCAACCAGATATTAGTCGATTTACTCATGCTCGAAATTGTTTCTGTAGAGTTCGATTTCAGCTTCTTTGATTGCACCGTTTTTCACGGTGAAAATCAATTTCCCGACAATAAAAATTGTGTTCTGAATTTGCTTTTGAGTGCTAAAAATGTTCTGAATAAAAGGCATGTCGATCATGATCACATCGCGCAATTGCTCAGCATTTTTAATCATCGAAAACCATCTGCGGAAAAAGAGATTGTAAATTGAATTTTCACGCTCTTTAATTAACCACAATTCAGAAAAACCAATCACAGTTTCACCATCAGCGGCAATTGAAAGCGGTGTTGAAGTAGGCAATAACAAACTGCCGTCCGAACTTGGCGTATATCCTCGATAGTAGCCAATTCGAACATCGCTAAATGCATCTGCAGACATTCCAAATCGCGGGAAATGCATAGGCGTTTTTACCGATGCCTGGAATGTGACATTATCTGAATCAGCACGCATTAAAATTGGGGCTCTTCCAGAGATGACAATTTCCTTTTCTCCTCCTCCAATTGTTAGTGGATAATACGCATCGCTGTAGAAGCTCCAGCGGATAGAATTAAATCCAAATTTTCTCACTTGACCATTGGCAGGATCGAAGTAATAAGCTCCGGTTGACCTCTCGGTTGGTTGCTCGAAACCTTTAAATTGAACAGGATCTAGATCTTTAAAATTCTCATCGAGAAGTTGATCAGTGAGCGAATCGAAGTCATAACGGATTTTATATCCGTTGATTTCTTCAGGTGTTTTCAACGGGAAATCATCGCCAATCCTGTGATCTATGTTTTCAACTGGCTTCTTTAATGCATCTTCGAGATAGTCAATGGTTACTGTTCTCGAGAACGGATTCCATTGAACATTTAAGTTAAAGTTCGTCTTTAACCCTAGAAGCCACTCATCGATGCTTTTATTGGGCAGGAATTGAGCACAATCGAGTGTTTCAATTTCAGCCTCTGGTTCATCCTCCAAAATTGGATTTAATGTGATAATTAGATCTTCGATCGATATATCATTACCAGCGGTAACATTGCTAAATCCAAATGTGAGAACAAGGTCATCGGGTGGTGTTGGTCCGAGAGCTGCACCAAAATTAATGGCTTGATAAAAAATGTAATCAAGTTCTTCGTTGGACGCAACATCAATGGTAAAAAAGAATTCATTGAATACGGGATCAATAGTTCCAACGGTTAAAGGATCTCTAACGGTTAACCAGATTGTAACAGTTTCGCTATCCGAAGTAAATTTCCCTTTTATTCCAAGGTGATAATTTAGGTCGCTTTTAACTTTGATGTTTGGGATATTCCCCAGAATAAAGCCATCATTGGGAACAATAAAAGTTCCAAGCGCTCCATTATAATCTTGATTAGTCGGGTCTGAATCAAGCGTAAGCACAGGAAAGTGATATGGCGGCAACGCTGGCATGTCACCACTGTAGGCCTTACAACCAACCTGAATTAATTCTTTTTGATCAGCTTTAATTAATCGGTTGGAATACATTGACAAGGATCTTGCTTCCTGGTCATTTATAAATGAACCTGAAAGGCGATATCCGTACTGTGCAAAAAGCAATTCGAGAAGCTTTATTTCCCGAATTTTAGGAGCAAAGAAATAACGTTTAAATTCAGCTTCTTTATCAGCAAAATAAACATAAGGAACAATAATAGGACCGTCCACATAACGGTTAATTATACCGTCGTAAAAGTTTTTCAAGTACGGTGCAGAATCAGCGATGTCTTCGAAGGCTGAAGTGTTTTGAATGCGTGGAAAAACAAATAGGTGTTCATTTCCTGAAGCATTGCACCAATTCATAAAATCAATTAGCTGTGAGATCTTTGAAAAGGTTCGATTTTGCGAACTGCAATCAATATCTCGAAGCGTCTTTCCTTGAATGTCAATGGTTAGGTTGTTGATCACCACCGAAAGTCTGTAGAGGTCTTTTCTGGTGTTGAGTCGAACTACTTTGCATTTATCGTAGAAATTATCAAACAAGTAAAGCTCAGCGTCATAGTACACCAATTTAGAAGCTGCATCAATAACCTTCGCATTTTTAAGCAGGCGATTATTTTTGTCGCTTGCTGGGAAGTTGTTTGGATAGGTTACAGATCCGGGAATGACGGTATCTGTGAAACCTCCAAAATTTAATTCAAAGGTCACTTCCCCGTCAATAGGGTTATCTAGAAACTCACCGTCTATTTTTATCCCGAACATTAGAAGAAATTATTGAGTTGACCGTTTGAGCGTTCTTCGTAGGCGCGCGTGTATTGGAAGCTCATCGAATAGAGATATTCTCCATTGCCTGAAATTTGACGAATCACGAATGATCCTTCAGAAATTTGGATTGGGTATCTGTAGCCGAAAATTGAATCTTCATTGACAATTTCCCATACATTATTGGAAATAATGATGTCGAGGTAATTTCTTAAGTTTTCCAAAGAAATTGGACCAGAAGAAATTGAATATACTTCCCTGAATTCAATGGTTCTGCTGCCGTCTTTTCTGCGCTCCCAATATCTTTCTGGAATATCGAGTTGGCGGTATTTTTCCTTTGACACTTCAATGCCTTCCGAGCTTGCACCATAAAGGCGAATGACTTCAGCGCCACCAGCAGAATTTTCAAATAGAAAATACTTTTCTCCAAAATTGGAAGGCACTAATTTGAGCATGGTTGCATTTGCAATTAATGCTCCTCCAAACTGAGTTTCGATATTGAAATAAACTTCATCAACATCATCAACAGAATATCCATTTGAAGTGCAAGCGGCGGCAACGTTGGTGTTTGAAATTCCTGTTGGAAGAATCCACACCCTTGAACCTGGACCAGAGAAGTTAAGTACTGAAGTTGTGAATGTGGTACCAGATTGCAGCTTGATGGTAGCCTTCAGAGTGTAATTGTTTCCAACTGAAGAATCGAACCAATAGGTATAAAGCTCCTGCAGCTTTGTAGCTTCTCTCGCTAGCTGGCGGTGAAGGATTCCATTGTTTTCTGGAATCATGTAACCGGTTAGGAAATTGCCCCAGAGATTCCAATTTTCAAAGCGTGATCCTCCTCGAACTATTCGGAGTGAATTTTCAAATGAGATCGGACCTGGCGTTGGCGGAGATCCACTTAAATCATAAATGCCAAGATCATATTCAAAAACATGATTCAGTGCAGCAGAAGCGGTATTTTGATTAATTCCTGGAGCGTCGAATTTTGTAAAAGGGTGAAGGTCTTCATCAATGCGAAAAAGAACCATGTTTTCTGAGGTAAACAATGGCGCAACGTGTTCAGCAATTACTTGATGTCTTGCTGAATCTTGGCGGGAAAAAACCACCAAACCAACTTGAAGGTTATTTGCAGAAAGGGTTCCAAGGGTCTGATCAAAAAGCGTATTCGCGGGATCAAACTTGGTATCATCAAAATTAAATTGATCTCCAAAAAATCGCGCAAAAAAAGTCACTCGCATATTGGTAGCATCGAATGAGGCAACCCAATTTTTCGAAAAGAAATAATTGGCATTTAACCAGTTTCGGGCATTTAAATAGCAATCAGTAAATGAAGCTCCAATTTGAACTTGAGAAGCTGGATTTGTAACGGTAGTTTTCCAACTGAATGAAAAGTCCGTTTTAGGGCAAAGAAACCTCCAAACCAATCCGTCGGAAGGTAGATTCACCAGCTTAACCCAACCTGATTGAATAACTGGCTCAGTAAATAAATCTGAGGTGCATCGAATCCAAAATTCATCTTTTGAATAATGGATTGGATCTAGGGATTCTTCAATAAAACTAGCCATTGAGTTCGTTTTTAATAGTCCGATGGGCTCCAGCTTCAAAAGTCAAAACGTAACCAACTGAATTATCTAGCTTTCCCCAAGTTCTATCATACCGAACTGTTGAAAGATCCATGCGCTGAAAATATTCGGCTTCATGGTAGTATTGATAGGCTTTTTCAATGATGGCCATACCAATTTCAAGGCAACGATCGCGGGCTTGTCTTTGCTGGGAAAAATTTTCTTTTTCAGCAATATCAAGCACTACCAAAGCTGGCACCTTGATGTCGAAATTGGAATCTGCATGCGATGCCAATCGACCGCTTAACGCTCCAAGGTATGCCACCGGATAATTGAGTGTTCCATTACCATGCGCAGCAGAAACTTCCTCAAAAGATCCATGAAAGTGGCGTTCTTCCAAGGTGTGCTGTGTCACAGGAACTTCAAGGCAGATTTTTTCCAAAAAATCAATGAGCTGTTGTTCAGTGTTGATGGGGTTGAGCATTTTTCTTAGGCTTTTTAGCGTTGATGTCAAGGTATTTGAGCACGTTGTGAAGCGGCTCTTTTTCGAGCTGATCGCGTGTGCCAAATGGTCCTCCGGAAAGATTGATTGTGATGGCGTGGTAATCTATTGGCTCAGAAGAAACAGATGCATTCAATGCTTCCTGTGGGGTTAATTGCCCTTGATTTACCTGAGGAAACAATTTCTTGTAGTCCTTTGAAATGGCATATTTGAGCCCGATAAATTCATTTACAATTGCAAGCTTTAAATGATAGGGCTTTTCAGCCCACAATGGAATGTAATCATCAGCATGCTTGCTATCAAATTGCTTTCCTTTAGGAACATAGATCAGAGCACAAACATTGTCAATTAAATCCTTGTTACCTGCTCGGTAAGCATTTGTAAATGAGTCAACAAGACAGAACTGTTTCCAGGTGAAATTCTTCAGTTTATTGTCCATCCCGACAAAGCCACGCAAGTAATCTTTAAGAGATCCTTGGGTGATATCTGTTTTCAAAAGTGCAGGCTTCAAAAGCCCATCAATCAATTGAATTTTAAATTCATCAGGAGTCATTCGACGACGAACAAACCCCTTGGAGCACTTGCAGAAAACAAAAAATAATTTGATGTGGGCGATATCTTGGGGATAATCCTTTAGGAGTATTTCCACCATCTTGACCTTTTGCTCACCTGTAAGCTCATCAAGGGATTCAGGAAACTCAAACTTGGTTGATTGGATTGTCCGAAAACCAAGTTCATTGGGCTTTTCATGTTTAAGTTCAACGTTGATCATCGCTTTATTTCAATGTCAGTTACATGAATTTTAGCATCCGGACAATCAGCAATCACTTTGGCGGTTGGTTGGCGCGGTCCTGAACGGAAAATTGGTATTCCAAAAAGGTGATGTTGCCGAACTCTTTTCCCTCGATAAACGGCCATGGTAAGATTCATCTGACAATGACCAGAAACATAGGCGGTATCAGATCCTTCAGGTTCAAAAATCCCGATACTTACGCAGGATGAATCAATTTTTAGAAATCGCCCAAGCATGGCGCTATCAAATGGGGCATTGGATGGCAGATACAATGTGTCTGGTGTCCACTTTTTAGGAACGTCTTTGAATCCAGATTTAACACCAACTTTCGACAATCGAAGCAATCGATTGATGTTGATATTTTCCTCCATCAGTGCTTTGAGATCCTTTTCATGAGATTCCTTCAATTCATTAATTGAAAGCTCACGGGTAATGGCTAAACCATTAATTGAATCACGCTCCAATTCAACAGAATTGTAATTCTTGTGCCATCTATCCCTTTCTGAAGCAGCTCGCTCTAAAAGCCATTGACTTCCTAAAAATGCAAGAAATAGGACAATGGCGATAATGCTTAATGTTTTGATTGATAATTGAGATGTACTTTTCATTTGAAGCAATTTTTAAATCGTGATGCACCATACCAGGCGCGTTGGTGTCTGGTTTTATAGACCACACCGCCGCCCGTGGTCGCGTCTCTGTCCTCGTTACTTCCAGAAACAGCAGTTAAAGAAGTGTTGGCTTCCATCGACCGAATGTGATCTCCAACTTGGTAGTAGAAAAATCCAACGTGAGCGATTCGCTTGCGGGATTTGAAGTACATTCCAAGGATATCGAAGGGTTCTAGCTTCATTCCTGGAAGCAACTTATTCATCCACATTACCCGTGCACTCTTAGGCAAAAGTGAAGGACTCCAAGCGGTGACCGGAACATCCATAACACCTGCTTCAAGAAGCACATTAACTACCCATGAAGCACAGTAGGGAGCATTTACCTTAGTGCCTACCCTCCTATTCCATCGGGCAATTTCGGGGTGATCATTTTTCCCGGTCTTTTCGCGGATGCCAATATCCTTGGCGGCCGCTTCCCGAATAGCATTGACTAGATTTGCGCAATTACAATCGCGAAGGTTAGCATGAACAGTGCTAGTACTGCCAATAAATACCACAATCGCTGCGATGGTGGCATAGAATAGAAATCTTCTTTGCATTTGGAATCGTTTAGGTAGTAGTCAAAAAGCCATTTGAAATTGAAGCGAATTGCTCCAAAGGAGAGATCGGCCGAAGCCATCCAAGCGAACAAGCCCATTGCAAGCAATGCAAGGGTTGAAAGCGGGATCATGGATTGCTCCCCTGTTAAATCGACCAATTTTGCATCAAGCCACGCGAAGAATGGACCTGAGAAAATCATCAGGATTGAAAGCGGAAAAATGAGCCACATAAATGGCCAACGTTTGAAGAAATTATTCATGGTTTTAAGGATTTACATTCTAAAAATCTTTGCTCCGGGCTTGTTTTCATTGCGTTTTCCCGTGTACACCTCTTTGTAAGCTCCACCAGAAACAAAAAGCGGATAGGATGCGAAATTGGATTGAAGAGTACTCAACAAACTGCCTCTGTACTGCTCGAAAATCTTTTCACAATGGTTGGTAATGTTGACGATTCGCTGATCAGATGCAGCTACTTTGGTGCGAACCTGATTGGAGTTGGAAGTATTGCTGGCAACGGTAATTCCATCATCACCAATCTCAACATCGAGGGTTGTAAGTGAATCATTGAGCGCTCCATGACAGACCATGTACATTGCCTCAGGAAGAACGACTGCATTTGCAGGGGAAACTGAATTACTTTTTAGCTCATCTAACCATTCGGTGTAAAGCGGAAGCCCAGTGATCGCCACAAGTGTAGTTGTCTCATGGCGTAAGATGTGTGGTTTGATTTTCTTAAAAAGTCTGCGCGAAACCCGAATTCCAGAATAATCCTCTAAATCCTTGGTGGTTTTGATCAAGGTTTTTGAGAAGATTGTAGATTCAGCAGAAGCTGCCCACGTAGGGAACTGTGCGGCATTGGCTTCCAAGTAAACCATGAGATTTTCCAGCAATATCCAACCGTCCCGCTCGTAGGCTTTAATGCCTTCAGCGGTGTCGTGGGGTTTTGCGTCCTTGTTGCTTTCGTTTTCGGTTACACGAACGCCTTGGCTGTCAACTTGAATTTTATGCTTTGGAATAAACAAAGCAATCGTAAAGTTTGCCAAAAGTGCCTGAATTGAAGCTCTGGCAGTCGATTGAAAAATGGTTTCAGTGCTATTGTCGTAAGCTGCGCGAAGCTCCTCAATAAAGGCTGAACCAATTTCCGGAATTAAATATTGGCTTTCAGCGATATGAGATTGAGGCAATAGTTTTTTCAATTCAGGATCTAGCTGAAGGGAAACAGGAACGAATTCCTTGAATTCATCGAAGGTTTTGAAAAAGCTCATTAGTTGGCGGGTTTAGCTTTAGAATCTTCCTCTTGCATGCGCGGCTTTCCTGATTTGGATTCAGCCATGAAGGTGTGAGCGAATCGGAATTCAAGCTCTGGGTCCCAGCCGTTGTAGTCCCGAATAACATACAGAGGCTCAAGAACTAGGTCATGGTATGGTTTAAGCGATACCATGAGAAGATTATAGGCTGAGTTTTTATCACTACCAGATCCGGCTGACATTCCTTTTCCACTGCTAAAAGGGAAAAGTGTTGGATCCAAACCAAGTGAATTGATTACGTGTGCAGAGGCTTCTTGTGAATCTTCGACATAAACACCTGATTTAATCTTGTCGTCGATGGGAGTAATCTTGATGACACTTTGCTCTTTGCCGTCTCTGGTGATAGTAAACTCAGTCAAAAGAGATTTATTCGCGTTTTTTGTATCAGAAAGATTATCGGTAAATGCTACCAACCATTCACTTTTAGCGGCTTCCTTTTCCAATTCTGACATTTTAGACCAATTGTCAAAAGCAATAGGCCAATATTTGTCCTCGACCTCTACATGGTATTTCAGAGAAATCTGATTAGCCATCATTGCCTTTTTAAACTCAGGGATTTGGTAGGTGAAATCCAACCAACCAGAAGTTATGGCGCCATTCCAAGAAGGCATTTGGTAATGGTGGTAATTGGGAGCAGGAAAATCAACCGGAATAATATATCTGTAATCAGTTCCTTCTTTGATCTGCGTTACAGGATCAAAATAAGGATCAACAACAGTTGCCTTCACAGTTGTTTCAAGATCCACATTGCCTTTATCCCAATTTGCAGAGATGTAGCAAGTTTCCACCAATCCTGTTTTTTCATTTGGCTTTCCCCAGCGGCAATAACAGGCTTGCTCGACAAAGAGCTGGATTGTTTTTGATCGATCTTTTGTAATGATCAAATTGGGAAATGAATTTCCAAACCAGAAGAGATCTGAAAAGGATTCTAAACAATAGCGATTAAGGTTTGACTTGCGTTTAAAATCAAGGAAATTCTGATCACGCACGGGCACAAAAACCTCTTCGTTATTGACAATATCAATTTTCCCTGCTTGAATTCCCGCGGCATAAGCAAAGCGAACAAGCTTATCAATAGCAGGGCCGATAATTGTACTCTTTTCGGCTTTCTTAACCCTGTTTTGGGGCTGTAAATTATCGTCACCCCAAGGCACAAATTTATCACTGCCGCCAATAACTTCTGGAACTGAAACCTTTGGAGCAGGTCCAGCGGGAGTCATAATAACACCTGTAGAAGCAGCGAGAATTACACCATTACCAAGCGATTTGATCATTACCAATAAATTTTTTCGTTGTTAACTCTTAAAATGAGTCGAATGTGAATAGGGAATGGATGATAAGAGCTGCCTGGGGCTTGCACGTTGATCATCTGAAGTTTTTTCTGGTGGAATCGAGATCCAACCTTTCGAACACCTTTAAGTCGGATAATTTCACCACCGGTCTTTTTTTCGCGGTTGCAGGTAATGAATTCGACATCAAACGTCTGGCGATCGCCGGTGATTCCGTCCGATTCTTCCATCATTTGCAGCGCGTCTTTGAGTACCATGACACAAAGATCATTGGAGCAAAACAGCTAGGAAAGGACACAAAAAAAGCCCTAGACAATCAGGGCTTTTAGTTTAATTCAATCAGTATTCCACCTTCTCGATGTCGGACACCTTTTCGATCAATCCATTTGGCAAGCCAAATGTAGGTGGAAGAAACACCAGAGCCTTTCCACGATTGACCAGCTTTAAGGGTTTGAAGCAGTTGACCTTCGCGGGAATAAATTTCAAAATGGAATGAATCAGCATTCATAACCACCGGTTTAAAGAGATCATTGAGACCATCCCAATTGGGCGTGAATACAGTTGGAATCCAAACAACGGTTGAATCTTCAACGAGTTTAACCCTTGGTGCAACTTTCGCGGTGTTGGAACGGGAGCTGTCCACAGTGGACACTTTAACAGCAGTGACCCGATACTGCTGCGCAAAGATGGCGACCGAGGCCGCCATCATTGCAATTAGCAGTAAATGTCTCACACCACACTAGGTATTGGTATAAACGCTGGTGTTACAAGCCATATGACGGCCATTGCACCTATAAACAGTAATGGATCGATAGAAAATGGTGGCGTTTCGAAGCTTCCTGGGCTTATATTGGGAATAGCGGGGACTTCTTGAGGCTTTCCAATGGCTGCTGTTAATGAATCATTGGCGAGTTTGACCGAATCGTAATCATGCAAGACCTTAGATAGTGGTATTGATTGCGCTTGCAGATGCTCCGATAAATGCCTAAATGAATCGCGTTGATGCACTAGATCAAGGTAAACTTGCGCATAGGTTCCAGGCTTAAACCGATCAATGGGCTTCCAGACACCAGGAAGGCTGTATTGCAAGCCGTTTAATTCTACGATTCTTGAATCAGTCCGAAGCTTTTCAAGCCCGAATTCAGTTTCATCGAAAGCAACAATTGGTTGGTACACATCATGAAGCTCGGCAACAGGTGGAGCGACGACAGGCGCGGATACTTTAGTATCCCGATGGATAACAGTTTGGGCAAAGCTCGACAAGGCGAAGGTTAGCCCCAGAAATAAGAGAATTGGTCTCATTTTGATTGGGTTTTGGTTGTTGATTTATTTGTGGATTTATGGATGAGCTTGGTGTAATAAGGGATAAATGCTGAAAGCATCAAGGCGAACTCGGTACCGGTGACTTTTCCTTGAGCCATTAAAAAGGCTAAAACCAGAAGAAAGCCTCCGGGAAGCTGAATTCTCCAATGTTGTTTCCATCCGAGGTAAAGACGAATAAAAAACTGTTTGATCTTATCCATTGGAAACATTGGTTAAAGCGGTGATTTTCTTGATGAATTCATCGAGTTGTTCAGCATCTTTTCGCATCAGAAGGGCATAGTTTTTCAATTCTCCCAGGTCATTAGAGGCAATAGAAAGACTTGAGACTCCTAAGATTCTTGCAACTGGCGGTCGAAATTCATGATTTTGGAAAAAGGCGATTTCTCGCATTCTTTCTTCCAAAAATGATATGCCTTCAGTTGGTTTGTTTGGATCCACTCTTTTATAACCAACTATCCCGAACTTTCCTTCTCTGAAGTAAATCTCAAAATCGATTTTTTCATAAACATGGCCGGTACAAAGTGCAAGTACATTATCCTCGAATAGTGTATTTGGGAATTGCATGCACTTTTCAGTCAGTTTAAACCATGAAGCTCTGGAAGTGGTATGCAGATTTTTTTGAAAGTGGCTGCCTAAAGCATTTTTGAAAAGCGATTCGAAGCGACGGTTTCCGAAAATGACGGTACCATCATCATCTAGGATAAAGCAGATGATGCCGTGGTAAACATCAAGATTCCGTAAAGATTCTACTTCGTGCATAATAGTCGAAGCAATATTAGAGCTGGCAAAATGAACAGGAAAGGACATAAAAAAAGCCCCGATAAATCGAGGCTCTTTGTTGGGCGTAGTGATATTTGTAGGTGATGTCGCAATTACTCTCTTTTAGTTTTTTCGATTTGCTTGACGTTATCAAGAAAGCGCTTAAGAATGTTCTGGTGGTCAAAGGCAGTGATACCTTTTGTTTCACCGGTCATGATTGCAATACTCATGATTGTTTCCTTGAGATCTAGCAAAAATTCAACAGCGTAAGGTGATAATGTTGAATCTTCCTGTGCAAGTTGAAAGATCGAGTTTTGACAAAGTTGATTCAGGTATGGGTAAACCATATCCATGTCACGTTGTAAAAAAAATGTTTCGTAGAGTTTATCTTTAATGATTAACTCAAGAGCATGGCGCTCCTCCTTGGTTTGTGTTTTTTCTGACTTCAGCATGTGTAGAAAAAAAGTATTGCCAGGTGCTGCTGAAGTCAGAGCATAATGCTTGGAGTTGCGTTTCTAAAACGCTCACCTGGCAATTCGGTTTGTAAAAGATTGGATACATTATGGTTACTTCAGCACTTCAAACGTACAAAAATTTCCAACTTTCCAAACCGAACGACGAAAAAATGAGCACATAACATATGTTATGCGCTCAATGGTTGATTTCGGTGATGTCGCGGTGTAAAAGTAGACAATCGCATAACAACTTTCATGTGAAAATACCCCCAAACTTTTGCTATTTGAAGGATTATTATTGTCGAAAAAAGCATTTCCAAGTTGCAAAATCAGCATTCCCTACCTATCTATGCAATCAAATTAACTTAAAAATTAAACTATGATTGTTTTTTTATTGTGGATAGGCCTATCATTAATGATAGCGAGTTTTGGGGATAGTAGAAAAATTGGCTTCTGGGGTGGTTTTTTCGCTTGTCTACTTTTAAGTCCTGTTATTGGGGCAATATTTATCGCTGCATCAGATAAAAAAGAGGATATAGCAACAAAGAAAAGAATATTGAACACACAAGAAATTCAAAGCGAAGCATTGAGGGTTATGCTCAATGAATCAAAGCAAAGCAAGACTTCAGTTTCAGATGAGTTGATTAAGCTCAACGATTTAAGAAGCAACAATGTGATCACCGAAGAGGAATTCCAGAAGCTTAAAAACAAGCTACTTAATTAATCCTCTTTCTCTTAACTCTTCTTCAGAACAATTTTTTATTTCTTCCAATTCTGCTTGATATTCCACCAAAATTTCATCAGGTGTATCAGTTTCAAGAGCAAGTTGAATCAGAGCGCTACCCATAGCCAAAACTAGAGCTTCTTTAGATTCGAATTGTGTTTTAGTACTTCCCATTAATAGCTTCAATTATTCGGCTAAACTACTATTCTATTTTATTTAAGAGTAGCCGTTTCTTTGCTTCTTTCTTTGCGGTACAAAGAAAGAAGCGACCAGAAGCCCCGTTCTCAGGGCTCCTGATCGCTTTGAGTATATTCCCCTTCTACTCTACTTGCAAGTTAGAAAAAAGAAAGCAGATTGGGTAAAATGGCTCTGCTCCTTCTCCGTCTTTGTCCTCGGTTTCTTTGAACTTGGGTGAACCCCAAACAATGAAGGCTTTTTCTCCTTTTTTCACCTGCTTGCCTTCCTTCTTCCACTGCTCGTATGTTTTGAGAACTTGGTGACCTTCGGGCTGGTAAATGGTTGCAATTATTGCAGCGTTTAAAGTTGGATAGATTTCTTCTTTTACCATTCCTTTAAGGTCCGCGGAAATGGTCTTTAAGAATTGGCGTTTGTCTTGGATAGTTTCCAAGGTGCTTAATACTTCTTGAATCGGTGTCATAGCTTTAAGATTAGATTTGTCCTTCGTCATTGAATGAGTAATAAGAATGTTCGGTCAAAATGATATGGTCAAAAAGTCGTATGTCCATACATTTCGCGGCTTGGTTGATCTTTCGAGTCAATTCAATGTCTGAAACCGAGGGCTTCAAATTTCCGCTTGGGTGGTTGTGGGAAATTGCCAAACCAACTGCATTGGCTAACAAAGCACCTTGAAGGATAATTCTAATGTCTGCCATTGTTCCGGTTATTCCTCCAGAACTTATGTGCTTGTATCCTAAAAGTGTGTTGTTGTTTGAAAAGTATAGGGCGTAAAAGTGTTCCCTATAAATGACCTCATTGGGGTCAAAAATCTGTCTCAGAATCTTTGCCAATTCTGAAGAGTTCATAATGTTGCCCGTAAATGGCAATGTCAATCCTGTGTCCATATAGGACAGCTTCATTTCTCTCGCTACCATTACTTTGTAGATTTATTGTTAATAATGGCGGCAAAAGTGTCTACAAATAATGCAGATATGAGATTTTGGGTAAATACCCCAAACGAATAAAAAATATGACCTATTTTTGTCATCGGAAATTGAATTTTAGTGGTTTGATTTTCACTTGAACCGTCAGGAGGTCCTAACTCTTGGCGGTTCTTTTTTTTGTCTTGTAATCGCTGCGGAGAACCTTTGCACCTGGCATATTTCTTCCTATCCCCTAAATGGCGGTTTCTGTTTTTCCCTATCCGTTTTGATTTCTTACTCTAAGATACGGCAAAGCCCCGAATTGACCAAACTTTTCAAGGCTCAAAAACAAATTCTACTGCCTGATATTCAAGCACTTACAAAATATTTTTGGGGTTTATAGGTCGTTTTTGTACACCTATTTTTCACATTTTACTGTTTTTCAGTCACTTACAAGCCGAAACGCTGGCATTTGAAGCGTAATGAAGCTCTGCTGCCCGCCATGCCCTGCGGATCGGTGGCGGTCGCCTTGAAGCCCATTTTTCCGATATATGCGAGCCCCTATACACTGAAACCCAATGTTTACAGGGGTTTCAATCCTATGAGCCCCTTAGTGGATGGCGATCGCCATCACTAAAACAAAAAACCCCAGCATAGCCGGGGTTCAAAGTGGTACATAGTGACAGGCGCTACGATATGATCATCTTGGAGACCTTACGTGGTCGATCTATCTGCTTGTCTGAATACTTGAAATACAATAGCTGATCAGCAGCATCACTTAGGTGTGGCGCTTTCACCTGATCTACTGCTTGCTTCTTCTCTGGTGTCTTGTCCTTCTCCATGCCCTTTGATGTCTGCTTGATTGCTACCAGCTTCATTGAGTTGTACAAAGGCTTGCAGCGTTCACGGTGCATGCGAACCCGTGGAAGTTTGCGCGTATCACGTTCAGAAAGGATATTACCCATGAACAGATACTTCAGGTAATGTGTTGGTGCTGCTCCCATGTACATGACAATAACATTCCAACCCGCTTTTCTGAGTATCGAAATAACTTCATCAGCGTAATTAAAATCAACCAATCCGCTTGTTCCAATGGCCGTTTGATCATGCCAGAAGTACACATCACGGTTACGGTGGTGCGCAAAGAACTTGGTGAATTGCGCTACCACATGGCTGATCTTATTGGGATGGTATTCATGGAATGATGCCACAAACCTTTCTTCATCTTCATACTCCTGGCTTACCACCATACAGTTGAAAGATCCACCATAATCACAAGCAATATGCAGTGGCATTGAAGGCTCAATTGATGGATCATGTGTAGAATTAAGCTCCCCTTCGGAGGTTATCGAATAGCCGAATTTATCTAGGATTGAGTAGTCGCTTGTATCGTAAAGATGACGTTCACAAAGATCTGGGTAAAATCCTTGCTCGCTCATGGTGTAAATACCATTTAAGATCTCAACTCTGAAGTTGAGATCATTCATTGAAGCGCGCTGTTGTTTGATGTACTTCCAGCCCAAATTCTGGATATTGTCGAAGATGTCACCATCGAGAAAGTGCGTAGAAATCTTTTGATTGGTTACAGGGATGGTTTGGTAATTCTTATAGAATTTCCAGCGCATTTTAATTTCATAGGCTTTCTTCCAATGAAACTGCATTTCTTCCTCAGTTTCTGCATCCACCAAATCAATTAGAATATCGGTCAAAGAATCACGATATTCTTCATAAGGAGTTCCATTGACTTTGTAATACTCTGAATCTTCAAGCAACCATTTACTTTCGGGTAGAATGGGTTGAGATGAAACAATTGTTTCAGAGAGGTGATACCTGGAATAACTAAAGCGCCCAACATTGGCGCGGTTAGCAACAGAAACTTCATCATCGAGTCTCTGCTTGATAAGATTCAACCCTTCATCTCCAATGTAGCTGTCAAGATTAAAACCACGTGAAGATCCAGCTCTATCCTGACTTACGATGTGGTAACCAGAACCATTGCGAAATGAAATGAAGTGCTCAAAGCTCACCGGTGGAAAGTATGGTCTTGGCCATGCCTTAGGCGGCTCCTTGCCGATAACATAGTCACGCCCCATTTTGTAATTGAAAGTTTCAAGGCCGCCAATTACTGCAGGGATTGTCCTGGTTAATGCTTGAATGTAAGTTCGAGCAACCAAGGCATTTGCAGAACGTGGCATGTCTTCCACTACGTTTTTGATAATCCAACCAAGCAATGTTGTTTTACCAATACCACGGCTACCAATGAGCCTATTTCGGTTGGCAAAATTCAGGTGTGCAAATAGCTGAAAGCGATTAAAACGTAATGGAATGTAATTACTCATCGGTTCTTAAAAAATCGGGAAGGTTTTCCGGAAGGAAGAATTGATTCGCGTTTTGCTGAATCAATTCAATTTCTTCATCAGATAGATCTGTAATTCCTTTTTGTAAATCAATTGCTCTAGGTCTGCCTGTTGCGGCAACACGTACGTTCATGATGAATACCGAAGGTGTGTTGTTATCATCCAAATTAGGATCAACAGTTTCATTGATTCGGTCCAGAAGCTTCAAACGTGTTTCCTGCAAAGCTCCTGCAGTTTTATAGTCACCTTTTAAAATGCATTTATCGATGCATTTCATGTTGATATCCAAAAGCAATTTCAAGCCATATGGCTTATCATTTATTGAAAGAGAATTAAATACATACTTGGCGGTCGCAATGTCGCTGTAGGCGGTTGATTTAGATACACCAAAGCGTTGCATAAGCATATCCATAACAGCAGCATCGCTGTGACGATTACGCAAAGCATTGTCCGCAAAATTGCAGCGCTCTAAAACGTTTTGTTCGTCCTGAGAAAGCGTTACCCCAGCCTTTTGAGAAATGAAATCGTAAATACGTTCCATTTGTTTGAGGCTGTCAGGTAATAATTTATGAAGGCGCATAGTTTTTTTCGATGTCGGCCTGATGCTGCTCAAAGAGTGAAAAAGCTATATTTTGAGCGGGTGTAGATCCTGCAGCAGCAGCATCGATTACAGATTTTCGAACTGCTGCAATTGCTTTTAGCTTACCTCTTAAATAAGCACTATAAACCGGGTTTCCCTCCGTTAACGCCATTTTAGCGAATTGGGTTGCATCAACTTCAACAACAGCAGCGATTTCAGATAACTTCATCGCTGAATATGCAAGCGATTCAATTTCCTTCAATTCTTCCTCTGTGAATTCTTTTGTCTGGCTCATCGATTTTTAATTTAATCCATTGAATGTGACCTTCTGCAATATGAGCGTTGGTGTCAATGATTCCTGCCTCAATACGTTTGCAATTGGTGAAATTTTGCGATGAAATAACGGTAGCGCAAAAGGTGTCATTTTGAATGACCATCACCTTAGCATGAAGCTTCACCAACTTCAAAGAATCAGCGTTCATCATTAATAGCTGAAATGCTTGTGGAGCGTTTACTTTAACGCGTGAATCCACAATTGCATGAAGTGTTTTAATTGCTCCTAGTTGCTTTAATTTAACCAGGCGTTGAGCTGGAATATTTGTGATTGCCCAAGTGGTGAAATAAACATCGCTAGGACCGGTAAAAATTAGAAGATGTTCGAGTAGGTCGTGCATGCTCCAACGTGCACTGGTGACATAGTGGTAGATCTTACCGGGTTCAATTAGCGGTAAGTGTTTTTTCAAATTATCAGAAGCCACCGAAATACTTGCATTTCCGTTGGTTGAAATTGTCCTGGTAATTTGATCAGTGTCCGGCTTTATTTCATCGCTTCGAAAGAGCATCTTCCACCTCCTTAATTCGCTCGTTTATCTCTATGAATTTCTGCTGCTTCCCTTCTACCCCTCTAACCTTAGAAAGATTCTTTTTCAAATTATCAAGCAGCTTTGCCAATTCCAAACCATTGAGAGAATCCAAGGATCTTTCACCAGAGTTTGGCTGAATATAAATTCCTCGTTCCTGGTAATCTTCTACTTCAGAAAAAATCTTATCAATTAAATCGAAGTTATTGAGGATTTCCAAGGCTGAATCAAGCCTTGATTGATCATCATTTAAAAATTCCAATTGAGAGAAAAGCGTATTCGAGTGTCGATAAAGCGCGGATTTTTCATCCATTTTTTGCTTTAGCGAACTAGGCAAAGAAGCATATTCAATTTTGATATGCTTTTGATGGGTTTTTACCTGAAAATCTTCAATCGTGGCTCGTTTCTCCTTTGCCTGATAATCGGGTGTAGTAGCATCATCAGAAATCTTTCTCAGTGCCTGAATTACCTTTTGAGTTGTAAATGAATTTTCACCAGATTTTAAAAGTGCAATAAGCGATTTATCTGAGCTGTATTGCAGATATAATTCAACTGCGGTTGAATAAACAAATGGCTTTTTAAAAAAGGTCTCAATGTCAGCAATCATGCTGCAATTGTAGCCCCAATGCAGGATTTAAGAAAGGACTTTAACGGGGAACATTAATTCGCCGTCGATCATTGTGGAATTGAATGATAATTCTTCCAAGTATTCAATGATGTCTATTTCTAGACAAAAAATACCAGTCCCTGATTGAATCAGCTCTTGCCATTTGGAAATAGAGAAAAACTCCTGGCAATTATTAGCCGGTGCGCCGTGGTATCTGCGAATAAACTGAACCACTTTTTGTTTTAATTCTGGGTTTTCCTCCATAAAAAATGCCCTTGGGCCGTAATTGAAGCAATTGCGACATCACCTACAATCACTGAGCCCAAGGGCAGTGTTTTGAAGTTAATTGTAGATGATGTCGCAGGGCAAAAATACAAAAACCCAGCTACCAAATGGCAACTGGGTTTTTTCTGCATACATGGGGCCCTATTTCAGCCCCTTTTCTCGGGTGGTTATCGTTAGAATGTGCGCTCAGCGAGCGTTGCAGTCTGTGTCATAGAGCCTGTAACCTGGATATTGATTACAGTACCATCAAACACAAGTGATTCCAAATCTGGAACAGTGAAGTTCACCACGTTTGCGTCATTTGAAACGAGCAAACCAAGTGGGTTACTTGCACAAGCTGCGGCCAATCCGGCTGCAACATCAGTGCTTGTATCACCTGATTGCTTTTCGTAGCTACCAAGAGGAACCACTACACCGTTGAAGCTTGCTGTTGCAGTTGCTGTGTTTCCATCAGCTCCTGCAGCTCCAATGATTCCAAACGCTGTTCCGGAGAACGTGTTCGAAGTTGCAGCAACTTGGAACGTCCAGCCGTTGTAAGCGTTGGCATTTGCCAACTCTACAATAGCGCCATCTGCCGTAACTGTGAATCCGTTTGCACTTGCCGCAGCAGCGATTCCAGCAGCCAAAGCAGCTTGATCATCACCGTCTTGTGCGGCATAGCGACCAAGTTCAACTGTAACAGAACCTTGAACAACACGAGCCACATAAACTGCAGTAGCAGTTGGAGCTGGAGCATTCACCGAAGCTGCACCTGAAGTAATTCCTCCATTTGGTTTAAGTGGAATGGTTGCATTGTAAAACCAATTCGCGATGTCAAACGATGCAATCTTGATCTCATAACCAGCAACATCATCGCCTCCAACTTTTCCAGTTTTTGGCATGTAGCTGCAATAAGCAGGAAGATCTTTTGAACCCAATTGAATGTATCGACCATTGTGGCGAATGATCCAGATGCCTTCCATGTTTTGGATTGTCATCATCAACTTTGCAACTTCTGGTCTGATCCCAGGAATGAATCCTGTGTAGGTTTGATCAATGTAGTAGCCATCAATGCCACCTTTTTGACCACCTTCAACGCCACCAGACTGTAGTGAGTTGTAAACTTGGATAAACCCTTTTCCGGGCTTAGGAACGTGTGCTGTTGTAATCTCAACCTCACCTTCTGCAGGCACTTGAACAACGGCTAAATCATCCTTTGGGCAGAACCAGATTGTGGTTCCAACACCTGGCATATTTGGCGCACCATTCAAGCCCTTGATATCTTGTAATTCCATGATAGGTCTAGGATTTTATAAGATTAGGATTGAACTTCAATAAGGAAAGCGACTTCCTGTTCCACGCATTTTTCAGCGAGCTTTGGATCATTCTTCAACACATCAAATGTGATTGTTGTGTTTTCGAAGTTCACCTTAGGGAATTTCATTTTGAAATTTCGATCTCCAATTTTCAGCACTTTTTCGTCTGCTTTCACAGATTTTTCAGCCACTGTCAATTTTTGATTCAATTGCAAAACAACATCACCAAGGTCTTCCAACTCTTTGGACTGTTTTTCGAATTCAGCATTTTTTGCTGAAAGAAGAGCCTCCAATTTAGCTACGCGCTCATCAGGATTTGAATTAAGAGCTTCCTGTTGCTCAAGGATTAAAGCTGTAAGATCAGCTTTATTGAGCTTCATCAGCTCCTCCTGGGTGTGCTTTTTCATAGTATGGTGAATTGATTAGCCTTAGTCTAGGTCGTTACAGAAGATTGCGTCATCGTCGGCGATTTGCAAACCGAGCGGGAAGGTTACACGAAGCTTGATGTAATTAAGCTCTGGTGTAGCGTGGAATTGACAAGATTCAGAATCCATTCCAAAGAATACATTCTTCTCTGATTTTGGAGAAGCGATCAAACGCTGAGATGTTCCCATCCATGAGCGTGGAACGATTTCATGCTTGGTACCGTTGATCATGTACAAACCTTCTTGGTTAGGATTGAATGTGAATCCGTAGCGAGAGCGATAATCTTGGCGGTATTTTTCAAAGATGTCGTATGACACCCAAATACGAGCACCTTTTGATTTCAACCAAGCAGGCAAACCTTTTGTGAAGGTTTCAATTTTCTCCACTGCGTTGGTGTTTGTGATTGCACCAGTTGCAATTGGAGTGATTTTACCCGCTAAAATTTGAACATCAAGAAGCTTCTCTAAGCCATCGATCAAATCCAATGCTCCTGTACCGGCAGCATTTCTAACACCTTTGTAAACTGTGGTGTCATTGATAATAGCCAAGTACTGTTTAGCAATTTCTTGGGCGATGAATTGATAAAAAAGGATGTTACCAGAATTCAATTGACCATCCTCGCCAGCAGCTAGGTAGGTGTTTCTGTATACTTCTGGATCGAGTGCCCCAAAGTCCATTTTACTTTGAAAAACAGTCAATGTTTTATCAGTAAACTCTGCTGAGTTCACTGAATCATCTTGCTGAATTCGGTAAGGACGTGGTTCACCGTTGATATGCAAACGAGGCATAACAACAGGAATTTTCACATTTCTAAGAATGGAAAAATCCGATTTGAATTCCGCTTCGTTAACATGTTTTGCGAGGATTTTACCTCCGAATTGTGAAAGCTGCTGAGATAGCTGCGTTGTATTGATACCTGACATGATTAGGCGTTATTGGTGGATAAAAATGGTTAGGCTTTTCTTGCAGCTTTTGCAGCTTTATTGGCTGCAATGGCTTCTTTTTCGAAGTCCATCAAGCCTTCAGTATCAGCGTTTGGATCAGTATCTGCTTCAGTTTTTACAACTGCATGCGGACCTGAACCAGCAGAACCTTTTAGCTTGGTAATTTGATCATTGAGTGAAGCGATTGTAGCATCACGTTCAACAACTACCTTCTTAGATGCTTCAAGCTCAGAAGTAAGCTGAGTAACTTTGGCATCAAGGCCCAAGTTAGAATCAGCTTTTTTAAGGATTTCGTTGAACTTCTCTTCAGAAGCTTCAACTTCTACTTTATCCTTGCCGGCTTCAGGCGCAGCGCTGAAAAATGCAAGTAAATTGGCCAATGCAGCCGGGATTGAGATTTTTTTCATGGTTATATCTGTATTTGCAATAGATGCCGATTTTGAAGATGAGCTACCAGATGAATGAATCACTGATTCTAATGAGGCAATTCGGTCAATTAGACCAACACGAATAGCGTCTTCATGGTGTTCATCATTTTGAGACATGAAAAGCTTGCCCTTGAAAGGATTTCCTGCTGATAAATTCAGCTTTCCAGCTCTGTTTGTTTTAACAGCAGAAATGAAAGCTCGTGCAATTGGATTTAGCATTTCGACCTTAATGAGCTTTTCATCACCGTCTAAAGCTTTGATAAATGGCTCATTTTTCTCTTCACTTAAATCAGAGTAAACAGAAACGATTTCAAGCTTGTGTTGCTCCTTGTAATGCTTCTCCCAATTGGCTAATTGAACAAACACCCCAATGGAACCAATTTGATTGGTTGCATGGGATGAAACAATTTCATCTGCGGCCGATGCTATCCAATAAGCAGCAGATGCAGCCGTTCCATCATTGATAAAAGCAATTGTTTTGGTCGAGCAGGCTTTAATAGCGTCTGCTAATGTTTGAGTGCCGTCAACCATTCCACCAGGTGAATCAATACTCAAAATGATTGCGTTGCAATTTGGATTTTGATCTAAAGATGAAATCCATTTGGCAAGAGTCATTGAGCCTGGAGAATAGCAGAAGTCTTCCTTCATGATAGGTCCAGAAACAGGAACAACTACCGATGATCCTTTTGGAATCATTGATAGTTGTTGTTTCCCGTACCAGGTATCCGCTTCGATTTCGACAAGCGTACCTGCAACAAAAACCTGTGGAACTTTAGCAAACTTTACATGAGCCTTAGGATTAAAGTCAAGACTTTCACCACTAAACAGAGACCCAAGGTAATTGAGCTGTGATTGTGCGTAATTGGGATCAATGGCCCAAACACCTCTGGCAAGTGCGTGTAGTAGTAGCTTCGACATTACAATTTTCGAGGAAGCAAAGATTTACAAGCATTTGCGCACTAGAAAGGACACTATTCTAGGTCATAATATGCAGCTTCATCTTTATCGGTTTGAGAAATTTCAACTCGATAACGGTTAGCATCATCAGCTCCTGGACCATTATTAAAAAACACTTTCAAAACTGCTGGATTAGATTTACTACCTACAACTCTTTTCACACCATTTCGATCGGTTATAACTACAACCACTCTTGAATGCTTTTTTAATATTGAATAAATCGCTTGCCTGTCTTTTGGAATAAACCCTACGATCAATTTCTTGAAAGCATCCAAGCCATTAACTTCGACCGGCTCCTGTGAAAAGGAAAGTGTATTGAAGGTGAAATCAAATTTTGACCAGGTGGATAGATTTAATGAGAATCTAACCTTAAGATCTTTGACTTGATAAAATGGAGCCCGAAAGCTATCCATTATATATAGCGTTCGAAGATTACCTCCAATATTGGTTAGGGGCTGGTGAGTGATGTTTTCCATGATTAATCGAGGGGACACATTGGGACAAAGTCGGGCAAAATATTTTCTTGTTTTTTTTGAAATCGGTAAAAAGCCTTCTTAAAACGTTCGATTTCAGCGCATTGATCAAGGTTATACCGGATAAGGTAATTCTTAATCAGGTGCCGGATTCCTTTGTATCGCTTGTACCGATTGTTTTGAATGAGCATTAGCAGCTCATTGAAGAGTTCATTCGTTATGTGATTGACGATGTATTTCGATACATCTTCCTTAACTCGATCTGGAATAAATACTCTTCCACAGTGATAAAACTGCTTAGTCAATAAGATGGAAACTCCATCAGTTTCATCTTTCGATATCTCACCTTGCTTTGGTACCATCAAAAGCGAGAACATGAAAATTGTTAAGTTATCAGTGAGATCATAACGTATGCCATTGGGATACTTAGTCTTTAAATAGTTATCGACTATTGGGTCAAATTTCACCTTGATTTCCATGCTTAAAAATAGCCAATTGCATAACATCTAATATTCTTACATAACATTTTATACTAACATGGTTTTAAGCAGATCAAATAAGATGAAGCGAATCATTAGAAAAAAATCAAAAAAAATATTTCAGACTTACTTTATTGGATGGACATAGTGGACATATGGACATAGAATCATACATCTGTCTGATTTAATGTAAGATAGCAAACTCTTAAAGTGAAATCTGTGTCCAAAATCGGATATTTAAATTTTGTACACTCTTGGACGCTGTTGGACGCTAAAACAGAGGATTTTGGCATAGAGAAGAATGTTATATTATTGATTATCTATTACTTATATCTTTATATCCACTATGTCCATTGTGTCCATCCAATTTTTGGTTGTTTCGAAAGTTGCTTAAATTTAAAGTAAGGCAAATCATTTTTGCCAGACCTAACAACTTAAAATAAGATATACAATAGAACTAAATGGAAGACTTGCTTGAAAAAATCAATAAGATTTCACAGACTGCTAAATACTACTTTGTAAGAACTACAGATGGTGAGTACTTTGATGCATATTATGATGGAGGTTTTATTTCTATAGGGTGGAATGAAATTTCATTAGACTCAATAAGAAGCAAAACACATTTGGAGGTTAAAAAGCAAATCGCCGAATTAGAAGGCATTGATTTAACTCAAAGTAGAAGTAAAGGAAAGGCAACTGGAATATTTAATAAGATAAATGACTTTGATAAACTCAATGAGGGTGATTATATAGTAATACCATCAAGGAACTCTTCAAGGTTCGCATTTGGAATAATTCAGGACTTCAAAGCATATGAGGAGTTAACTAATTTGGGTACATGTCCGCACAAAAAAAGAAGATCGGTTAAATGGTTTAGTATTAGAAACTCAAAGGAATTAGATCCATACTTCTTCCAAATAAAGCAATCAAGGCATGCCTTAAGCTCTATTGATTCATATTCAAAGTTTGTTGATCGGGAGCTAAGCAATGTTTATATAAAAAATGATAGAGTTCATTTTGTAATGGATGTTAAAATAGCTGGTGATATAAACACTGTGGCATTATTGGAGTTTATTAATTCATTTCAACAATCATTAGAAATGATAAATAAAACATATGAATTTAATGAAAACACTCGTGAAAGTGCTATAAAATTGAATATCCAATCAGAAGGAACTCTAGAGTTTATATTGAACAAAGGAAAATCACTTGTTTTAATGGCCGGGATTTTGCAATTTGCATCTTGTTCAGATGGTTCAGTAGTGCCAAAGAATAAGGAAGAATTAGAATTTATCCAACAAAACCCTGCGTTGATCGACTCCTTGAAAAAAACAACTGAAATCTTAAAAATACAAACTGATAAACTCAATTAACATGGAACCTCTTACATCATTGATTCCTTCATCAGATAATATTTACAAGTTTAGTTTATCTGTAGGTTTGTTAATGATATTCTTTGCAATTATCTATCCTCTAGAAAAGGAAAATGAAATAAAGAATAAAATTAATGAGTACAATCTTGAAGTTGAAGTTTCTGAAATGAAAATTAAAAACCTGATTCAAGACATAAATGTTTCGATTAAAGAAACAGATGAAAAGAAATTGAATGACAAACAAAATTCGAAAGAGAGAGAAAAAGAAATAGAAAAACAGTTGTTAAAAAATGGCAAACAAATAGTGGAAAGCAGAGAAAATGAGATTGAAAGTTTGAAAATCAAATACAAAAAAAAATCTATAGATACACTTCAAATTGCATTGGATGAATTCAATATATATAAATTGTTTTTTTTAATCGCTGGTTCAATCTTATCCGTATTTGGATTTATCAGTTGGTTAATACAAACAAAAAAAGCATCCAGATTCACAAATAACTAATGAAAAAATGAATGAAATTTCTGTAAATGTTGATGTAAGAATAAATGGAGATGATAAGTTTCTAAATTTAAAAATTGAATACTTTAAGCCAGCGATTTTTAAATTTGAAAACAATTTTGAAATAGACACCAATCTATATTCAGTTCAAGTGCAATTAACAGATGTAATTTCTGATCTAGTTTATATGGAATTTGCAGAAGAATTGATAGACATTAATGAATTGCCTAGTTCGTTTGATGTTTTAATACAAGTACGATCGACTGAAAATCTTTTGTACAGCAATATTCATAGAATAAACAAAAATGATAATGTTTCATAATTGATAATTTATTTTGAGTTATTCAAGCTAAAATCTTAAAAACAAGAAAAATCTTTACCAATGGAAGAAGTTATAATTCAAACTAGCAGAAATAGCTTTAAAGTTAAATTAGATAAGGTTGCTGATAGATGTCCTTCTTGTAATAGAGGCACTGAAACTCATTTTTTATTTGGGTACTGCAATAATCTGAATGATGAAACTACAATATTTTTCAGATGCAATTTTAATGATTGTTTAAGTTTGATAAAAACTTATTACAAAGAAGACTTAGATGATTTCAGCAATACCATTTTAGCTTTTGAGGATTATGATGTACCTTTTAAAGATCAAGTAGAAATACCTAAAGAGATAAGAAATATTTCTCCAGAGTTTATAGACATCTACACAGAATCGTATGCAGCATTTCAATTTAATTTACTTAAAATCTCAGGAGCTGGTTTTCGTAAATCGTTTGAGTATTTGATCAAAGATTTTTTAATACATCATGAAGGTATAGATCCAAAATTGATTGATAGCAGTCCTTTATCACAATGTATTGATAATCATATTCAAAATGAAAAAATAAAAGATATTTCAAAGAGAACAGCATGGTTAGGCAATGATCATGTGCACTATAAAAAGGTTTGGAATGAGAAAGATATCAATCATTTATTGAAGCTGATTGAAATAGTTATGCACTTTATTTCTTATGAAATTCATGCAAAGCAAATACTTAAAGAAATGCCAAATCCAAATAATAAAACTAGTTAGATTTTTTTCTTTTCCTTACTGATTCCTCTCTGTCATGGTTTAAATGGCATCTTTGGCATAAAGCTGCAAGATTGTTAAATCTGTTGTTTGTTACATCTCTATCAATATGCGCACAAGTTAAAATAACTCGTGATCCAGTGATGGGATGGGGCTGATAATTCTCAGCCCCACACCATTCACATTTATTCTGAGCACGTTTAAATCTTATCAGCTTACTAATGAGCTTCCATTTTGGATGGTATTTAGAATAATCAATTGGCATGATAGAAGTTTTAAATATTCGGCAATAAAATAGTTAGCGGTCATTCTTCAAGCCATACCTGTATATGATGTTTAATAGCTGACCAAACAGCTTCTTTTGGTGTTGAATGCCTTCCAGAAATTCCACCGTTATGATTTACTTCTCTGAAAATGTAGCCCGCTGTACCAAACTCATCTTTGGGCTCATACTTCAATACCCACTTTTCAAAATATTGACCATTGACAGCTATTTCATTATCAATAACAGCAACACCTCTTACATTGGTGCAAGGTCGAGTTGAAAGGGCAACTACTTTGTGCCAGTTTTTCTTTGTTAGTTTATTGCCATTTTTCATAGCATACTTTCGTTCAAATTGAATAGAACGAACCGCTAACAGCACATTGCCAATAGCGGGGGTTTCGTGGTTAATTGTTGCTTCTTGCATCTTTTAAAATTTTGTGGTTAAGCCGAACATTTGTGGTTATAAGTCCCCGCCATCGGCAATCTGCGAGAACGTAGCAGAAATTTTATAGAGAAAGCAACTCAAACTCTAGCTGTTTAATTTTTTGAACTGCTCTTTGATATTCAATATCATCCTCGATAGGAAAAATACTTGACCAGTTTAATTCTGCTTTTTTCAATTTGTTTTTGTACTCAGTGATTTTAGATTTTTTTGCTCTGATTTTACCTTGTCGAATTTCTTCAAGTGTTTTTCCTGTCGCTGGTTCATTGCCCCAATATGTTTGAACATGAAACTTTGGATATTTCACTTGAAGCAATGCTGATCTGTATTTAAAGTACCAATCATATTTTAATCGCAATTCCCATTTTAAACCAGACCAAGAAAGAAATTCTACAATTTCACGATTGTTGTTAATGACTTTGATATTAAACCAGTGAACTACATCAGCAACACTACTGCTAACAGCACCTACCAAAAATGCGGGGCTTTCGGCTTCCTTAGAAGCATTTGTGGTTAAATTATCATTCATCTTTCTAAGTTTATTTAGTGGTTAAAATCCCGCCCTTTTGGTAGCTGCAAAACGTTAGCTGCAATTACCTACATAACCTCCAGAACAATTTATATGAATACTAAATTCAACCCATAAAGAGGATATTTTTTGCAATCTCTTTGATAATTTGATTGCATCAGATACAAGACCACCATTTGTTGACTCAATTTTAAAAGTCAGAATTTGTCCACTTTTTTCAAGTTTCTTATATCTTTTAATTGTGTTTTTACTGAAATTTCTCATGTTAATTTTACGTTGTTAAAATCAATTCCTTCTGCCTTGGCAACTATCAAAGGCACTAAGGCTGCTAGGCATGATCTGATAAATTCTTCATGCTCTTTTTTCTCTAGATCAAGACCTGTATTAAAAATCTCAATCCTTATTGATTTTATAGGTGTTTGAGTAAATCGAAAATCGATTTGCTTTGTCTCGCCGTTTTTCATTCTTCAAATCTTGTATATATAACCAATGATGGCATAGGCGTTTCAAATTTCTTTGGAATCAAATCCTTTTTTAAATACAAAGGATGTTTAGGCGTTCCATCGTTTGATAACTCTAAATAATAAAGTGGTTTACTTATCCAGGAAAGAGGTTTCCAAGTATGGTCCAATCGCTTTTGGATCTTTTCTACGATGCATGAATTTCCCCAAGCACAAACAACTAAGTGTGCAAGTGCGGACATTCTTCTAAACCATTTTTCATTTTCTACACCAACAACAAATGGTGTATGAAGTAGGTCATATGGATTCGTGGCGCGATATGCAAATAAGTTTACGATATAAATTCCTCCATATCCCCAATCTTTTGCAAAGCGAATGCATCGTCTTGTTGTAGGATCATCATTTTCTGCATCTGCAGTTGATGGATTCAGCATTATAAATAACACTCTTGGTTTGTAGTCGTCCCAAGTTCTGGTTAAAACATACCGATACTTTTCGCAAACAGAAAAAACAGCAGATCTATTCATTGATTCCTCCTTCCACTTTTTCAAATTCAATTACCCAAACCCACGGATTTACAAATAATTTTAGTGGCAATCCTTTCCAGGATTCAAATCCTTCATCGGAAAACATTAATAAATCTCTATCATCAAAATGATAAGCTTCATAACCAACTGTAGTTAATTTTCCATTTATTTTTTTCTGAATTGGTTTAGGTTCAACATGAATTGAATTCCAAATACTTTGAAATGAATGTATAGGATTATAAAGGAATTCAGCATCAGGAAAATTCTTGTTTCTCCAATAATTTTTAAACCCTAAATCACCAGTATCAATATTTTTTGCAACCTCAATACCTTCTGACATTGAATCCACCTTTGAAATTGAATTCACTCTTTCAACCCTAATGTCTTTAATTCTCAAAAGTATTCTTGATGCAATTTTGGGCATATGAATAGAAGGTTTCCATTTATAGCCGTATTTTTCTTTTGCATATTCCATCCAATCATCGTGAACCATTGATTTCAATACATACTGATTATGATCTCTCCAACCTTCAAGCAAATCGTGAGCATGATCTTTTAAAACGTAACACCATGTTTCTCTTACCCAGAGAGTATCTCCTACTTTACCGTAAGGACATTCAAAGGAATCTAGTATTGAAAATCCATCAGAACTGAGTAAATCTTTTACTTCCCATTTATCACCTCGCTTATAAACTTCAACACGATTATCACTTCTTCCTTGCACCATCGGTTGTGGCTTTACTATTCTCCTAGTCTGTGTCTTAATTCCTAGGTTTATTGACTTTGCCAATTCAGGCTTAAACAAAATCGGTTTTGAATTCATGATTTATTTTATTGAATGAAAATTTTAATTTTTACTACGATCAAGACCGATTCGATCGTAAGCCTCTTTAAGCGTTTCAACTACCGAATTAGAATTTTTAATTACATGCCTTTCACCAGTGTATTGATCAATAGGCGCAACAGTTTCTACCATTACATGAGAATCAGTAGAAACAGCAAGAATCAATTTGATTTTTTCAAGTGGAATATCTGTTTCAAATTCAAATTCTACATCAGGTAATTCTTCCTGAATTTTTTCCATCTTAAAACTCTTAAATGTCATTGCTATATCAGCAATGAAGTAGCGCACATCATAGGCGCTTTCTGCTCTCAATTTATATTTCATAGTTTTTGAATTAAAATTTTACAAACTTCTACCATAGCTCTGCTACCAATTGGCAATTCAGACAATGGATTTCTTTTTAAAATTGATGCTTGATAAGCCAATTCATTTGCGAGGATCTTATCTATTCGATTTTTATCAAATCCCTCGTCTGAGATCGATTTAATTCCTTTTCGAATAGATTCATTGAGCTGCGCTAATTTCTTTTCAGCAAATAGCTGTGTTTGGATTTTTCCCATGTTTTCAATAATCTAGTTTATCAGCTTCATCCATCGCTTGGTCCATCATTAAAGAACCTTGCTTGACTGCTTGTTTCTCTTGCTGTTTTTCATCCGGAACATCAACGCCCATTTCCTTCATTTTGGCAATGGCTTCATTTCTATCAGCTCTACGAATTAGATTAATTCCAAGCTCTTTGTATTTAAATATCATTGCATAGGTGTAGCTACCATCTGCGAACTGTTTTTTAGTCTTTTCAATGAAAGACTTTTGATCTGAGGATAAATAACTCTCCAAAGTCGATTTATGAAGAATATTGGGATCGTTTCGTTGCCGCATTTCCTTGGCGTAATTCCCAAAAACATTTTGAATTCTAATGACTAGTTTACCATCATAAATTTCAAAGTCTTTACCTTCTTCAATCAGGAAGTTGTTGAAGAGCTGTTCTACAATCTCCCAAAACTTATTCTTATCGTCAGAGCTGTTAATGATGAAGTGTTGATGTTTTAATAATTCAAGTAAATAATCCCTTAGCTCACTCACTTTAAAAGGAAGCGACATCACTGAATCCATAATTTTGGCAACTGCCATCATCATTGAGTAATTGGCAATAAATCGTTCGTCAATGTCCAATCCTTTTGTATTTTCAATTATCCACTTTGCTTCTTCAGCATGCAGTGGCTTGAACAATTCTTCAATTTTATTGCGGTGTTTAAGCGCTTGAACTGTTAAAAAAGAAAGCCCGTTTTTTTCCATGTTCTGAAGCTTCTTAAAATGAACACGGTCTTCATCTTTGAGCTTTAGCGGTTCGAAAGTCAGCATGATTAACCTGGAAAAAAATGCTGGTTCGATAGTTGGCATTTCCTGACCGCTAACAATAAGTGTTGAGTAAATTTTTGATACTTGGGTTTGATTAGAATTGTCCTTCTTTCCTCGCTCGTAACCTTTGCGGTCGTAAATGTTTTTCAGTGATTCAATGATCTTCGGGTGAAGATTATTCTTGTATTCATCAAACCAAATGATTGAATTTGAAAACTGTGAAAGCTTACGCATGAAACCGACTACGGTACTGGCTCCTCCCAACATAAGCTGGTGTTGACCTAATCCAAACAATTTGAGTAATGATTCAGCTAGTGCTCCTTTACCGGATCCTTTCTGACCGAATAAGTTCAGGATTGGAAACCGTTGCATTTGATCAAAGATTAAGTCACTATGAATAGAAGCGAACCAATACACAATTGAAACCCATCCCTTTTTACCGTAAACCTTTGAATATGCATTGGCCCATTCAGAGAATGTGACATTTGATTTCATGTAGATAAATCGCTTGTCAGCTTCAAAATCATCCTCAAAATCGTCGTTCGATTTATTCCTGGAAGGAATGAAGTAATATTTCCCATCATGCTCAATGATTCCGTTGTCATCTGCAGTAGTGAATTGCCCATCATCACTGCACATTCCATTTGAGAAAAACCACAATTTGGATGTTCTATCAAAGCCCAACATTTTAATTTGTCTGGCTTTTTTTTCTTCACGCATTAACTTATCGTGAAGCTTCACTAAATCTGTGTCATTGCCTTTAAAAAGGAATCGACCACAACGCAGCAATACTTTTTTAAATCCACCAACGGTAATAATATCATCGGTATTTACCTGAAGGATTTGTTCCTGGTTAAAATCGTTTTTGATATAGATTACCTTGAAAGCTTCATTGGTTGAATTATGAATATGGAAAAGGATTTTCATAGTGAAATTTGATATCTCACGTTCATATCCTTTTTCAGTCAATGAAATGTATTTGCCGTCTTGCTCCCACAAACCAAACTTTCTCCAATCTTCCTGGTCTGCTCCGTATGGTAAAAGGTTGATCATTTCATCGCGCTGGGTTCCTCCTTTTACGCCTTCCTTTTTCTTCTTCTCGGTATTAATATCTATTCCAGCTTCTTTACACCATTTATAAAAACCTGCAGGAGAATCCGGTTTTCTCTTCTTTGCCAAATGCTCTGTGAACTTTTCAGAAACCGTTTGAGCATCAAACCCTTCAGCGAACTTGCAAGCTCGCATAAACGGCTCTCTTCCATGTTCTCCAAAGTAGGTTAATGACCAGCCAATTTTTTCATATGGTATTCCAAAATTGTCTGTTATATCAATTTGAGGCTCTCCAACTTCTTTGAGCAAAGCATTTTGTTTCTCAATCTTAGAAAGTATCTCGTTTACTCTCTTAAGTTGCGCTGAGGCTCTTACCGATAAGCCTAAATCAGCCATATCAACCGCAAAATCAATTTCCTTTTCTTTCATTTGCCACCTGATTTAACTCGTTTAACTTTTTAATTCTCTCCCTCATAGCTTGCTTCCAGACAATTGTTGTTCTTGAAATATCAATCTCAACAGCGGTTAAATGCCTGTTCAATACTTCGCGCAACTCTTTAACTTCTTCCTCTTGAATTTTCATCACCATCCGCTGGCGGTTGATGGTTTGATTTTGCAACTCAACTTGATCATGGTACTGTGCCACCAGAGCCAATGAATTCTGTAAACCTTGATAAAACAAATACCGAGGATCGCTCTGTTCAATTGCTTTTGGATTGCGTTTTAATTCCTCGGCAATAATTATCTCAAGCCTTTGAAATTGTTCTAGGACTAGCGACATGGTATCATTTCCATCCTGAATTATTTTGAATTTAGAATCTACCATTTTATGCCTCCTTTCTAAATAATTCAATGTTCGCCTGGAATGCTAGGAATAAATCATAATCATTGGTTACAGTGGCTTGATAAACCACAACTTGAAATGCTCCCATTCCAATTGGAGTGATCAATGATGTAGCTATTATAAATTCAACATAACCAACTTTAGGATTTTTAAATTGAAATGAAGTCACCCATTCAAAAGGATAATCGATATAATGGCGATCATTTTCAATTAAATCAGCTCGGGTGGATTCCTCAATCATTTCTTTCAAATTATTGGGAATTTCAGATGGCGGATATTTAGTAAAGGAATAAGGCATGGTAAATCAGTTTTAGAATGATGGAAAGAATTGCAATGAAAATCCCTGTGATAGAAAGCCATCGAGTGACTTTGACTTCTCGAAAACATCGAAGGATAATTATCCCGCTCGATAGGATAATCCCATCGATTAAAAACAGTGTGGTAATCATAAATCAGAGTGTTTTAATCCAGTCCCTTAGCTTGGTCTGATTGGTTGGAATGATCAATAAAAAGTCTTCCTTATTTCTTTTTATGTAGGCAATAAGGTTATCGGATGTAATTGCAGGATATGCATTAAAGAAGGCTTCAACTTTATTCAGTGATTGTTCCAACTGAATCGAAGTTTGTAAGCTGCGGTTCGTTTTGATCAGGTATCGCCGCTGCTTGCATATACCTAGTATTTTCGGCGATGATAGCTTTCTTGAACTCATCTTTTTCAAGTTGTTTAAGCACGGGATTTTGCAGTTCCTCCTGAAGTTCTTGTAGCCACTTCGCGTCTCGATGGCTGTTGTCCGGTTTCCAAGTCATAATTCACAAGTGATTTAAGTACGTTACAAGTATTCATGATTTCATCTACTATTTTCATAACATCTGTACCGTTGCAGTATAGTTGTTTTGCGTTGATACAAAAAAAATCAGCGAAGATCAAGGCATCGCTTGCTGAAATTCTGTAGTGTGGATTACTCCAAATTCTGCTGAACTTCATTTTATTCATTCCTGAAACTCTAAGGAATTCGCGCTTTGCCTCGCCAGTATCGACAGGTAGAGAAATAAAAAGCTCTTTAATCCGATGTTTATTCATTTTTGATTTGTTTATGTGTTAGCTTTATAACATATTAGTTACGGAATACGTGAAAGTGTTATGCAAGTGTCGTGAATGTTTTCATGTAACAAAACATATTTCATGCATAAATTTTAACATCTTATAAACATGCTACTACCTGAAGAAGAACTATTGCAAATACTATCAAAGAAGCTAAATCAGCTACTACTTGTTAACAATACAACCATTACAGATATCGCTAGAAATGTTCACCCAGAAGATCCAAAAGCGATGGAATCGTTTCGATCGACCCTTTCTCATGTCAAAAATGGTAATCGTTCCTCACCATCTTATTATTCCTTCTACAAGTTATATGTGAACTTACCCGGATTCAACATTGCAGAGCTTTTTCCTATCCGCGGAAACTACTCACAAGACAATGATTTTGTGAGAATTGTAAATGACGAACAAGAGAAGTACGGCAAAACACAAACATGGATTGAAGAGAAGCTGGCATTCGTTGAACGCATCAATTCACTCACTCAGGAGCTATTAAAGTATCGTGATTTAAACGATAAACTGAAGGAAGAAAACCTGCGTCTAGTGAGCCACAAGTAAAAATGGATAGAAATTTATAAAGCACTATCTAACAATAATTTATAGACCTTTTGAACCTCGTTCGAATCCCTCTGGAGCCACTTCCCATAGTGTTGAAACTCAACACGAAACATCTATCGAGCGTCACTTTGCGCTCGGTAGGTGTGTGGGTTAGCGTCACTTTCAAGATTCATGTTCAGATGGTAGATAACGTAAAACCTGCCAAATTTAGGCTTGCTCAGTTGGTCGTTTCAGACCCTAAATCAAAGAATCCTAGGTACTATATTAAGTATCATGCCTATTCTGTTCCCCAAAAGAAGATCGTACGTTTCAGGGTCTATCTTGACAAGTATAAGGATCATCCTCAGTTTAGATTGATCTGTGAAGAACTCATTCGGCAGATCAACTTTAAGGTAACTCATGGAGCGGTGTACGATCCCGACCATGTCGGATTTCAAAAGATTCTTCAGCCTGAAATTGCAAAGCAAAGAATAGAATCAGAGCCAACAGTCTTCGCGTGTCTTGATCTTGCAATAACTACAAAGCTGAATATGAAGGAAAACACCAAGTCTTCATATTTGAAAGTCATATACAAGTTCAAGCAATACATGCACTCGCAAAAGCGAGACGATGAGTTAATCAAAGATTTCAAGTACATAGATGCGGTAAACTATTCGACCTTTCTTATGCAAGGAGTTGGTCTTTCCGCTCGATCACACAACAACCACATCAATGGATTGAAAACTTTGTGGTTTGATATGGCCGATATGGAAATCATTGCCACAAATCCATGGGTAAAAGTAAATCGACCATCACCAGGTAGAGGAAGGAATATTGCATTTACACCAGAGCAACAAACACAGTTAATGTCATACATGAAAGAGCGTCACCCTCAGATTGGCTTCGCTTGCAGATTCATGTACTATACATCTTGCAGGTCGGTTGAGATTGCCAATATCAAGATCTCGGATATTTACCAAGCTTCAGACGATAAGATTCATATTGACCGTAAATGGTCAAAGAATTCGCACATGCGTCAAGTTGTAATTCATCCTAACCTAGATGCGGAGCTGAAGGCGATGAACATCAAACAATATCCTGGCGAATACTACCTTTTTTCAAATAACCTGCGTCCTGGTCCGAAAAAACTTCGTGATGAGGAGATCGCCTCTAGATTTAGAGAAAAGGTACTCAACCCACTAAACTACGATAAGCAATACACTTTTTATTCTTGGCGCCACACCTTCGCGGTGATGGGTTATTTGAATGGATTAACTATAGCAGAACTTGGATTGCAGCTTGGTCATCAAGATCCTGCATCGACGAACGCTTATCTTAAATCTTTAGGCTGTTTCAACAACGACAACATCAAAACCAAGTTGCCTGGATTAGAGTTTTAATTCATTTCGTTTGAATTCATCTTCAGCAACAAACCTTTCGGTAAATCTAGGGAAAGCTTCAGGCATGATGGTTACCATAGCGATTGGAGCTGCAAAGGAACCATCAAGTAATTCCAGAAACATTACTTGGTGAACACCTTTTTTATAGTGCTGGAACTCATTGGCCACCTCAGGGGAAACAATTGCGCAAATCATACGGCTATTCCTAAAATTTGGTGATACTGCTGAACGATCGAATAAAACACAACCGCCTCATCGTCGGTTAAATCTTCACCGATATGCGCGAAGGATCCTTCTTGAGTACAAAATTGAGCAGGCGTGGTGTTATTTAATACCGCAAAAACAGCCATGTTTGCGGGGCTTGCAGAACCCACAATTGCAGCACTCGTAGCTCGAAGTACTCCATTGTGATACACACGATTCTGATTGTTTGCTCCTTTTGAAGACAGAAACAATCCCGTATTTGATGGCGCACTTGCAAAAGTAGAACTCGCACCAGAGTTAATCACCACACCATTACTCTGAGTAAACATATATGTTTGACCAGCACCTGATAGAGAACCAATACCTACACCTGCTCCACTGTTTCTAGCGTAAAACGAGAATGAAGTATTTGATGCAGTAAGATTTGAAGATTGAACAAAGCCTGTGTTGCCATATTGGTTTATTCCATTGCACAGAACACCTGTGTAAGCGAACAATGGAGAGTTCAACCAAGTAATTCTAAATCTTGCTGGATTGCAAAGATTTCCAGAGGTCGATAAAGCCGTAGATCCACGAAATGGATAGATGGCTCTCATTTTAGTCCAAAGACCAGCGCGCTTTAATTCCTGGACTAAAAAATATATCGCTTGTCTTTCAAGATCGTCTACAATACCAAAGTTAATAGCGAATAAATGAGCATCATTATCACTAATTGCTCCAACGTTTCCGATTCTTACCGTCGGAAATGATTTATCAGGAAATGCGCGTTTTGGAAATCCTTTAAACATTAGAAATCTCCTTTTGACGCAAAAACATTTAATGCCGAAGTGGCAACAGTACAACCAACTAAAATCTTCTGTCCTGATTTTAGCTGAAGATCATCGTAAATAGCCACATTTCTAGCAGACTGAAGAGTATTCGATGGCGTTGCTGCTGAATATGAAATTTCATCAAATAATCTTGGATTAGCTCCTGCTGTGTCGGTGATAAAAACCAAGAGAGAACCAGCTCCTGACTGACCAACTGATTTAACACCAATTTGAGTAACCTTGGTACCAGCAGGGGCTGCAGTTAGAAGTTCAAAACGGTTGGATGTCGCAACTCCTGTTCTGTCGGTGTAAGCACCGGTACATTGTACAATGGCTGTTTCTGGTGTAAATGCAAATTGTGGTGTTTCCATCGATTAACCTTTTTGCAAGATTAATCTTAGGCGATCGCCTAAGAAAGGACACAAAAATCGTTTCATTTACCACCTTAGAAACTGAAACAGCCCTAAACCAGCTCCATTTGCACCTGCAGGTCCTTGCGGTCCTGGTGTGCCTTCTATAATGGTAGTTGATCCTGAACCAGAAGAGCTTGTTTTGGTAACTGTTTTGGTAGTCTTAGAACTTTTGCTTTCCCCGATGGCTGCCAATTGTGTAATTCTGGCGTATTCCTTGGCTGTTTCATCGCTGTCTCGAATTACCTGATATGCACGAATCGGAATTTGTCTTTCTTCCCTTAATGCGCGCAATTCTTCAAAGAGCATGGTAAATAGCTCAGCAGATTGATCTTTACCTGAGGTAACAGGATTTCTTCCACTACCTGAGCTTCCAGCACCTTCAGCGGTTCGATTTACAATCCTACGACCACTACCAGCATTTAAAGCAACGCGATAATCCATTTGAGGATTAACGGGTGAGAAATCATCGACGGTCAACCTTCTACCTCCTTCATTCATGGAGATTTGAAGCAATTTATCAATCAGCTCGCGATTGTTTCCGTACATTTCTTTTGAAAGAATCATGTACGGCTCCCCTCCTTCCATTTCTCCAACCTTTTGACCGGTTTGAGAATTGATTAATGAAATTCCATTGTTTTGATGTGAAGGGCCATCAGGCACGCCACCAAAAACACCACCGTATCTAAATTCAGGAATTGGAGCTGACCAGATGGCAGCGGATTGAAGTCCACCCATTACAAGAGCTGCTGCAGACCAAGGCAAACCGAAAGAAGTTGGAGACTGTGCCCATGCTTTGGCAATAGCTTCAGCGGTTGAAAAAGCAACTTGTGCTTGGGCGGCAATTCTATCAGCAATTACCTGTTTTCTTCGTTGTCTTCCAATCTCCTTCTGAGCTTTCTTTTCAATTGCCAATTTTTTCTTTTGGTACTGCTCCTCATTTACAATTCCTTTATCTCGTTGTTTATCTAAGGATTCAACTCTTTTCTGAGTTTGATCTTCAATTGCTGCAATTTGCTTTTCTGCTGAATTGCCAACCAATTGAACAATTGGATTAATAATGTTTTGCGCAGATTGAGTGTACTGTGACATCAAATTGCCGATCTTCTCAAGATGTTTTCTTTTCTCATCTTCAGATAGATTATGATATTCTCTAGTTATACCAAGGATTAAGGCTTCTCGCTTTTTAACCAACTCAGATGAGTCAATACCATATTTTTGAGCAAGTGCAATTAATTCAGCGTAATGCGTTTGAACTTCATCAATCTCCTTTTGCATAGGAGATTTTAACTCAGTCTGAATTTTTGCAATTGCTTCTTTTCTAGTTTTTACACGCTCGGCTTCAGCTTTCTTTTCGGCTTCAATTGTTTGCCTAATCCGAATTGCGTTAAGCTCAACTTCCTCTTGCATTAATTCACGCAAGCGTTTTTGAGCAAATTCGCGCTCTTGCTTATTTCCGAATTGAATTGAAAACATCAATTCAGACTGCAAGCGAGAATTTTCTTCCAGCAAAGCGTCTGTTTTTTCAGTGGCTTGATCTATTGCAATTTCAGTTTCAGTTCGGTGGAGGTTCTCAATTTCTTTACGAACCTCCTGCATTGCTTTATTGTAACGCTCCAACTCAGAAATTCGAAGGTCAATTCCCAATTTAAATTCCTTTTTCTTTTTCTCGTCATCTCCTGGCATCGTTGAAGTGCCACCACCTCCCTTACCACCGTCTCCGCCATTTAGATTCTCGTCCT